ATCAGTCTACACTTGATGCACGTCGCCAAACAAACCTAATTCATTCAAGCTGGAGCGTATTTTACAAAGGTGAATATATCTGCGGAGCTGTTTATAACGGAGAGTCTATCATGTCTGTTTGCTTTCCTTGCGGCTTAGTAGCATTAACTAAGTCAAAAGACATTGCTAAAAAATATATCCGCGATTACAAAGCAGGAAGAGTACAAGCATGAAAATGAAACAGGCACATTATCAAATCATGAAAGACGCTATCGCAGCATTGCCACGCGATCAAATGCTGGCATTCAAAGCAAACGATCTTGGAAAAAACAAAGAAAAGTTTTTCATTTGGGGACTGTTTAAAGCAGCTAAGTTACATTTTACCGCCACTGATTTTCTTTATCAGTATCTCGATGATAATCATATCGAAACGGCATTGCGTCGTATCGCTAAAGAATTAGACTACATTTAACCGGAGAATAAAAATGAGCTTTTACACTTATTTGCTAGACAATGACACTGTAGTTCGTAGCGAAAAACGCAAAGACATTGGTGACATGATACACGCTCAAATATACGACGCTAACAGCACATTAATCGATGTTAGCGGGCGTGTAGTGGATACCCTAGAGGATTACAGCGACTGGGAATAGTTCAGCGTGTAGCGCCTTTATAACAGGGCGCTATGCAGTGCGCTATTGCACTAATTAACTTAAACCGGAGATATAACATGAATACATTTTATGACGTAGTGGTTGGATCAATTTTGACAACAATTTTTACTGTAATTTTTGTAGCTGAACTAATTATCATTTGGGGAGAATAAGCCATGGCATCCTTTAACCTTGATACTAATAACGAATTTTCAGCTAAATGCCGCACCTGTTTTCCCAACTTGCGCTACCGGATGACTTTATCGATTGGTCAATGGGGTATGGTTTACGGATCAAAAACAGACTACTTCACAGCAGATGGTAAAAAGATAGGTTTTAAAATTGTGCGCCATTATGACCGCAAGGGGTTACCAATTTATAACGACAAACAACGTATCTACATTTATACAGGAGAATAAAACATGATGATGACATATAAAGAATACATCCAATCGCTACCAAGTGAATATATCCAGATGCTTTACGATGAAGACGTTCACTTGTTCCAAGCATACAAAGAGTATGTTACCGCGTGGAAATCACTCGAAGCGCAATACGGGGAGATTAAAAATGCTAATAGCTAAAAAGCCGATGAAAGTTAAATGCCCAAAGGCGCTGAAAGTTTCACGCGGTAGACCTAAAATTGATCCGCGCAAAAAATCACGACACTATCAGCTATCACTTCAAGGTGACTTGATTGATTTTCTTGAAAGCGCTGGACTCAAATCAAAATCGGCTTTTGTGAGTTTAGCAATTCGGACGATGATGGAGTTTAAAAAATACCGTTCACTGCCTTATGATAAATGCCTTGATTGCGGTTGCGATATGACAGCGCCACTTAACCCAATGGATGGTGCAAAAACATACGTCGATGAGGATGGTAAAGTTTTGGATGTTTTTGTTCAATGCGAAGGTTGTGGTGGTCGTGCTGGACATAGGCAATATGATCCGAAAAACCACGGACTAGAATCGGAATAAAATATTAGCCGGTTAATTACCGGCTTTTTTGTCTGCGACATAGCGACATAGTGGACATAGTTTTTTCTATTTATATATTTTTTATAAATCAATTCATTTTTAGCCATATTTCTATTAAATATTTCTCATAACCATTATTACTAAAACTATGTCTACTATGTCGCAGAGAGTATAAGAATGTAGTATTTATAAGGGTTTGAAGGTGCGACATAGTGATTTTCAAACTATGTCGCAAATCCATAGTTACTATGTCGCAAGCAAAATTTTTCATTTTTTATCTGCGACATAGTTTAAATTTTAAATCCCGTAATGCTCACGGACTTTCTTGATAACTTCATTCTCGTCTAACGTGCTTCTACGCCAAATTGTGTGTTTTTTCCGCCCTCCGTCGCTTGTCGGTACATCGATTCTTTTGTGAACTTTCTCGTAGCCAATTTGTAAAAGTATTCGAGTCAATGCCGATGTTTTTGGAAGTTTTAAAACTGAAGGCTCAAACTCCTCAAAATTAAGTTTACCAAGTAATGTAATATCGACTATGTTTTCGTTAATGACTTCACAATGGTAATGTGCAATCAAATCCTTCACTTCTTCAAATTCATGTGATACAGAATAGCCTATCATCTTTTCACGCGACAAGGTTTTAGGCGCTCGCCCTTTCGCTGAAAAATCCGCACTTATCACCCGATTCATAAAGTAGTGGCAAAGCGCATCCATCCGTCGATCAGTTTCTAAAAACAGTTTCTCAAAATACCTGTTGGTTTCCTGCTCACCACCAAGCAGTGCAAACAAATGTTCCTCCGACTGACAGCGACTATACAAAACGCAATAACGTCTATCACCATTGGTAATCGGCAAAGCATCTTGGTAATTGGTCAAAAGAAAATACGACGTGAAATTCGGAACAGTCCGAGAATTCGAAAACTTCTCCTCAATTTGAATAGTTTCGTTTGTAATGTATGGCTTCATCGTATCGATAATCGACCAGCGGTTATCGCCCGATAGCCGTATCTCCTCAACGATATTCAGCACTGAACCATACGCCCATCCCGAAAACGTTCCTTTCGTAAATTGCTTCGGATCGAGTTGCGTGGCATTTGACCCAAGTATCCCCTGCAAAATGCGAGTAAAGTATGTTTTACCGCCACCTTGCGTACCCTGCAAAAGTACCGCCCAGTTCACTTTGCTGCCAATGTTTTGTACAACATGGCACATCCAGTCCAGCAGTATCGCCCTTTCTTTAGGTTCAACCAGCGTAAATTCCAAGTGCTTGAGCATCATATCCACAACAAGCAACCCATCGGCATCCATCACTTCACATGGCAACACACCGCGCTTCTTATATGAGTTTACATATCGCAACCCATCGTTATCATTAACGAAAATCCCATCGTTCTTACTCGCCCAGTACATGGTATCGATGACTGTATCCATTTTCCAATCAACCAGCGCCATCGACGATGCTGATCTTTCCGCTGCGACGCACTCATCCATGCGATCAAACTCCGCGTTGAAGGCTTCGCGCTTGATAGAGTAGCCGTGCTTTAAGTTATGAAACTCCATCGGTCTTTGCACATAAACCCAGTTACGCAACCACGACGGCATCTCCTCAACAATCAACCCACCTTTCTTTGGTGGGCAAAGCTCACGAACAATAGCCGACTTTGTCATCCCCTCACCTTTACCCCATCGGTCATAAATGTCCTGTGCGATTTGCTGACGCTTGGTAAGCGTCACAGCGCTGAGTGGTAATTTACGCAACTTATTGCGCACGTCCTCATATGCACGATCATTATCAACCGACAGACCTTCCGACCCAGTGACAAAGATTTCTTTCACCTGCTTCTCGACAATCTCCCCAACACTTACTCCGCTGTCCTTGACCATCTTAATCACTGTGGCGAATGTCAGCGGACGTGCTTTCTTTTCCGTCTTGAATGATTGCCACTTGCGGTCAATATCTGCCGCGTTAAACTTATCCGAGTTAGCAGACCAGTGAAGCCAAAGAAGTTTACCCTCATCCGATCCTCTATATTGATGATGCAACGCTTGCCCGACAGTAATCCACGTCGAGTAATCACCTGCCGATTCAACCAGCGCATCGAGATTAGCTTCAACCAGCGCATCACTGACATCAATTGGTTCATGCGCGAGTGCAAGCGAGAGTCCCTGCATATCGTCTGCGTCATCATCCGTGCCATCTACATCGAATTCAACTGTCAAGTATTCCTTGACAGTTCCCTGCACCAGCTTTTCAACAGGAAAGGCAAGCGCTAACTCCACATCAACCTCACTGCCCTCCATCACCATCACGAAAGACGACTCAATCGAACCAGCGCTAACACTTGGCATATACATGAACTGAGCAGGCTTGAATGCACTGTCATCAATAATAAAACTGGTAAACTCTGACGCGAACCAACGCATCACGGCAACATACTCCTCCGCGCTAACCTCCCGTGACAGTGGTAGCACTATACGAAAGCGATTAGCGTCATCTGTACTACGCCATGTTGAGTACGCAACCAGCGCAAAGCCGGTCATCTCCAGCTCGAACTCAATCTCTCCTTTAGTCATTGCGCATTCATCAACGTCAATGGTTAAAAGTGAACGTCCGAGCAGGTTCTCCGTGTTGCGATAACCACCACTGAACCCACCGCCACAGAACCAGCCTTCTTGCTCTTTGGTCTTTGCGACCTTGTGCTTACCAAGTACCGTGCAAATTCGCTCCCATGTCACCTCCACATTGCGACAGACAGCACTGTTCTTATCTCCGCGACTTATGCGGTAAAGTTTATCTGTCATAAATCACCCTCATCGATGATTTCCTTAAAAGAATTAAAAAAATCTTCTTTAGTTGTAACGAACATTTCACGAAGTTTATTTGCATTAAAATAGCCAATCCCTTCAACCCAGTTATCACTAATTTTTACCCAACACGCAGTTTCAAGTAAGTAAACGTCACCTGTTTTTTTGTTTTTGTATTGAATACTCATAACTCGACTTCCCCGACTTTGTTCATAACTCTACCCCTCTTTTAATTATTGGTAAATCAACCGCCTTAATTGCCCCATCGGTTAATTGCTCAACCTGTATCGCCCTGTTTGCCGGTATCTTTCCTTCAGTTACCCAATACGACACCGCTGCTTTAGTCACACCCAACTTCTTTGCTAACACAACCTGCTCACCACCAAACCACTTCACCACATCATCAACGGTCACACCGTCATAAAATTCTTCATTTTCCATTTGCATCTCTTTGTGAGTTAAGTTAAGATTGACTCTCATTTTACAACAACAGAGGAAAAACACAATGAATGATTTAACAATACTTACAAACACCCAACTTGGTGAATTCATT